GCTTTTGCTTAGAGTGATTACAAAATGGACAATAAAAGGCTAATTCGTTACCCCTCAATGTAGAGTAATTTCCCAACGCATTGGATAACGTTGTTATGACCGTATTTTTATCATTAACTTTCAACACATATCAAATATACGACAAATATTTGATATTACCAAATTTTTATGGTTCTAAAAACCAAGAATCCGGTATTTCTTTATCTGCGTACTTATAACCATTCTTATCGCACCAATCTGCGTATGTGGTTTTAGAGCTTTTTGTGATTTTATTCTTAGAATTGGAGAAAACGAACCTAATATCAATTATGGGGTTTTGAGCCTTAACTAACAAGTGTTTTTTCCTATCAGCTGCTACAAATCTACCCTTTGTCTCTACTCTAATACCATTTGGTAGTTTAAAGTCAGGACTATATGTATGATTTGATGCAGGAATTATGTATGGAACTTTTTCAGTTTCATACTCTACTTTAATTCCTTTGGATTCTATTTGTTGGGAAATGGTTTGTTCTAAACCTGATTTAAATCCGTATTTTTTTGCAACCCAAGTTGGATTGTTCTTTTTTGTAACTTTTTTAGCCATTAAATTTTATTTTTTTGTATCTGAATATTTTTTTTCAGATATATCACCACCTCTACCAACTTTGAATTTTGAAGCAGTTAAAACTTGCTCATCTGCTTTTTTCAAATCGTTTGTAGAATATGGAGTTTTTGCATTAACACCAGCATCAAAATTAATCTTATCAACACCTAATGCTGATTGTTGTGCTTTGTATAATTCTTCGATTGTTGCCATAATAATTGTTTTTATGTTTACTATAAGTATAAGTTAAGTATCAAAACGTACAATAAAGTTTACAGTTAAATCTGGCATTGACTTTATTGGTTGTGGTAATTTAGCTACTGCTACTAATTGACAATCATCATCATATAATCCGATTGTTGTAATCATAGGTGCTAAGAATGAGCCGGTTGAATCTACTGAACCACTTATATCATAATGTTCAAAACCAGCTTTTGTAGTTCCTATTGAACCACTAAATCTATGGTCTAATATATCACCCGTTTCTAATTTTGTTAATTTTTTAATATATTTAACGCCTGGCGTTGTAGTTGCTTTATAAATTTTACCATCTGAGCCAGTTATAAATTCTGATTGACTTCCTATTTCCACTACTGCGGTTGGGTTTTGTGATACATTGAATTCATCTTCATTTGCAATTAAAAGATATTCGTGTTCGTAAATTGTTTGAGTTGATTTGTAATCCAATTGCCACCCACTTGTTAACTTATTAGCAACATCCCTTGTTATTACAATTAATCCTTGATTATAAAATACGTTACCAATTTTACTAACAGCGGCCCCTCCTTGTAAAAATTCAATATTATCTACAACCATTATACCCGATTCTACATCAAATGATATAATATTACTATCATAGTTTGTCCCGTTATATACTAAATTGAACGTACCACTTTGTATATCAAACCCCATAAATTGAAAAGAAGCAGTATATGGTGTTGCTAATAAATCTGTAAATATTAATTCATTATCTTCGTTATCAACAGAAATTATAGTTATGCTATCTCCTGAAGTATCTATTATATTTCCGTATAAATCATCTACATATTCCGTATTATTATCTACTAATAAAACAGACCCTTTTTTTATACCTTCTCCAACATAAATTTGTGGTATAGAAATTACTTTTGCTGAACCACTTAAAAATCTATCTTTTGAGGATGCATTATTATCGTATTCATTATTCTTATGACCGGTTCTTGTAAATGGATTATTTTCGTTTCCATTATAAAATTGAGCTCTAAGTTGGCCAAATAAAGAATGTTTATTTATAGATAATCCACCATCAGTCGTTACATCGTTTGATGTATAATTACCTTCTTCAGCTTCTAATAATGCAATATCAGCAGATGCTTGATTAAAGTCCCATTGTTTATAAGCTTTAAATGGTCTTATACTAATATCTGATTTTGGTATTCGTTTTAACATATCACTAATAAATATCTTATAAACTAAAAACCCAACTTTTGAGGGTTGGGTTTAATCTATGGTTTTAATCATAGATAGTTATTTGGGCTATTCTCCTCTAAAAATCTAATTTAACCTTAATTGCCACTTCTTTATCAAATGATTTCTCAATTGGTTTAGAAGTTTTTGCAACTGCTAATAATTCATTTGAATCATCGTATAAACCTACACTTGTAATATACACATGCGGGTCTCTTTCAAATAATGATTGAACGAACTGACCAGTTGAACCTGTTACGAATGTTGGGTTATTTGAGAAGTTAAATTCTCTATTGTTTGCTCTTACGAAATAATGAGATGTTGAAACGTTTTCAGTTCTTCTTACTTGAAAGTCAGCTCCACCCTGTAAAGAACGTAATAACATTATTGAACCAGAGTTTGCACTATATGTAGAACCACTTAAAGAAAGGTTATGATAAACACTTTTTTGTGAAGCATATGCGGGTGCTAATTTGATATCAACTGAAGAAGATAATGCGGCTGGGTTTAATAGGATAATTCCCATATCAGGATAGAATAATCCCCACCCTTCTCCGTTTGATGCCGTTGCACTATTTACTGAAGAAGTAGCTGCAGTTCCAATGTTTAATGAACCACTAACTAAGTTATAAACTCTACCAGCGGTTGTTACATTTTCATCCGTTCCACCACTATCATCAATTAATGTAATACTTCTTAATGAACCTGATAAATCAATTGAGATATTACCTGGGTCTAATCTTTCCTTATATCTAGCTCTATTAATATTGATTGCGTAGAATGATGTCATATCTGCACCACCTGCTGTTGTACCACTATATATACTAAAATAAGGGTCAGCTGAATCTAATAATATATTTTTATATTGATTATAAGTTGCTTTAGTTGGTGAAGTTGAATCATCATTTTGAGCCAATGTTGGTGCGCCATATCCGAATGTGTCGCCATAAGCAACTGAGAATTGAACCTGAGATGCATCGGATGATGTTAATCCATTATAAACATCGATATAGTATTTACCACTTACAGATGTTATTTGTGCAGAAGATGTATATGTTGCGTTTACATCTAATGAACCCGTATCACCACTCCATATTCCAGAAGTTACAATTTCAGTTCTATTGGTTACTTTATCAATAGCTCCGAACTTTTTATAAATACCATTTGTGATGGTAGTTATATCTGAGCTGATTTGTTCACCTTGACCTAAAAATTGGTTTACGATTCTAACTAATTCGTTAGTATCAACGGGAGTTCCTGCGGTGTTCGCTGCACCGGCTAAGTATTGTGATAAATTACTTGCTAAAAGGCTTCCTCTATTGTCTCTTATTAATGCCATAGTTTAAATTATTGAACGTATGTTACGGTTACTGGAATTGTTTGTGAACCACCCGTTTCATTACCATAAACAGTTATTGTTGTTCTGATAGTTGAAGTCAAAGATGGGTTTGGAATAAATTTAAATGATAATCCTTTTGCAATTGCTGCGGTTGCAGATACATCATCTCCGATAAATACAGGCACTGTTCCTACATCAGATGTTACACCTTCTCCTACAATATCACCTGCTGTTTTATTAGAAAGGATAATTGTATATCCTAAACTTCTATTTCCGGCTGGAGATGTTGTTGGTGATAATGAAACTTCACCACTTCTTTGATTTACTGCAATATTAGGAACACCGAATTCTACAACCGGAATACGAGTTGTATTTTTTGGTAAAGTTACTAATTTGTATTTCATTACTTGTGTTTCATCAGGATTAGCTTCTAAAACTGGCATATTTTTAATTGCCGCATCGTAGTAAGATGACCCTAATGGATGTGCTGGTTCATATAAAGAGTAATCAATCTCATCATCTGCTAAAGCAAATTGAGTTATGTTTAATCCCTGTCCAGCTGCCAGTTTTTCTCTACCCTTTTTTGTAAGGATTGCATCGACTGTTAATTCTGTATTACTTAAATATCCCATAGTGTTGTATTATATCGTTTGTTAATAAATATAGTTTTTATAAAAATTATTACTCAACTTCTAAAATTGGTTCAGAACTATCTCTACCAGTCTTATTAACTCGTAGAGTATTTGGATTAGATACAAATGTTTCAATAGGAGAACTACCATCTAAAGTAGTTGCCGCAGTGTTTTTTGAACCTCTAAAGAAACTATTTTCTAATCCTCTTGTTAAATCCGAAGTATTTCTATAATGTGTTGGTAAATATCCGTTTACTTTTGTTACTTCAACTATACTACCCGTTCCAGCGTTTATTACTTTGGAACCAGAATATGGTTGTATATTTAATTTGGTTTCATAATAAATAGAAGATGTTACATGGTATCCACCACGTGGGTCACCTTTTCCATTTATTACTATATTATACGCAACTACATCTCTTTGTTTTTGTTCTTTAATTAAATCTACTTTAATTCTTTCCTTAACACGTCTACCATTTGTATCAAAGTATGT